GCGGAAAAGAGGACCTAGTTAGTGGACGGGTAAGTAAACCCGCCCGTCCACGGGCCTAAGTCGACCCACTGCGTTGCGACAGATTTGACAAATCTGTCGCGCCACCTCTCGGTCGTAACTTCGAGAGGCAGATCACCAATAACGCCAAATCTCCAGACACCGTTACAACGGTGGGTAAGGAGACCGGCGTTTCTCGCGCGGCGCTCCAATTGAAAGAGCGAACACGTGAGTGACGGTTGATCATCCGGGACGAAAGAGGAGTACTCTCGCCGCAGATGCTGGTACACATAGCCATCAAAAGGTCCGGGTTTGTTGCCGGAGCTGCGATGTCTACGGGGCCGTGCTTCGTCAAAGTCACGAACCAAACCACCATCCCCAAAGCCCTCGGGGATGGACAACCTTGCGACACGTCTATCAAGGGATGCGACGATATCGTCGTATACCCCTTGTAGGGACGCACAGCACCCGTACCCCAAGCCCACAAGTCTGTGGGCGAGGCGACGAGTGCTGTTAGCGAACCAGAGCTTACGCTCTGTCGTGCCGATGTGCTTTCGCACATACATTGGTGTAACATCGTGACCAAGGAAGAAGTGCTTACCGCACGACTCCCTAAAAGGCCCCTCCCAGTAACTTTTCTCCATGTTGGGTGTGAACCCAGCGAAGGATAGAGTACGTAGAAGGAGACTCACAACGCCCACGGGACATATTAAATCGTCACCGTAAACGCGGTTGTCACGAACCGACTCCCCGAGAAAACGGGTACACTCGTGCTGAAGGGCCCAAAAAATCAGGCTCTCAAGCTCGAATGTATAGCCGTTCCCCATAGAGGAGAACTTCTGGAGAAAAACCTCTTCCCCATTAGGTAGAACGCAGACTTTGCTCCGGCACACTTTCATAGCCAGAACCCAGTCTTCAGGCAGCAACCACTCGACAAGCCCGCGACTAATAGAATCACTAGCCGCAGACAGATCGATAGTTGCCAACAGACCCGTAGAGCTTCCGCGTTGAGCGGAGAGCTGGTTCGGTACCT